GAACATGGCGCAGGCTGATATTAACAACAAACTTAGGGCTGATATGTCTAACCAAGGTTCAGCTTTAGCAGGATCACAACAGCGATTAGCTGCAGGTAATCAGTTAGCCAACCTATCAAACTTAGGATTTGGTATGGGTCAGCAGCTACAAGGTAACCTGGCACAAGATGGCGCAATGAAGCAGGGTATTAACCAGTTATTGATTGATGCGGTTAAGAATCAGTTTAACCAGCGATCACAAGCACCATTCCAAGGTATTGGATTGCTCACTCAGGCACTTGGTGCATCGCCTGTACCTCAGACATCAACAACCAGTAAACAGCCTGGATTGTTTGATTATCTAACGCTAGGAGCATCGCTGTAATGTACGATCCTGCGAATGATGAAGAGGAGAAGAACAGGGCAATCGCGCAGAAAATGTTAATTGCCAATGAGCTTAAAAAGTTACAAGCAAATGACATGGCATCAATTACGCAAATGGCTCCGACAATTCCAAATGTAACGCCTGATGTAGCACTACCTCCTCCACCACAAACGATGATGGATCAGATGCGACCCTATATGAATAGCATGGGTCAGGCCGCACAGAATTACACACAGGGGTTTATTGCACCCAATGTTGACCCTGTACAGCGTGGGGGTGGTCCTATGCGACCTACCTCTATTCCAATGGCTCCCTACGGCCAAGGTTTAGTCAATCGTATGGGTGAGGATACAGACAGTGAGAAGCAAGACGTAATGATGAAAATTATTAAAGCTATGATGGGAGGCGCGTAATGCAACAGAAAGAAGAACAAATGGGCTTGTTGGCGCGGCTAGGCAAGGGCATACAAAATTTGCGCTCTGATCCAGAGAGAATGGCTCGATTGCAAATGGGTTTTAACACCATGCGATTAAATCCTGATCCTAACATTGCGGCAAGTGCTGCCAATACGATCAAGATGGCACAGCAAAAAAGACAGTCAGGTGTAGACGCTAATTCTACTATTGCTTATCTAAACACGATGCCTGACAACCCTTTAGCTCAACAAGCATTAAAAGCAATACAAGCTAATCCTGCAATGGCAAAAGATATTTTTAGTTCATTTTTGAGTAATCAGTTTAAACCTAGAGCAATGAGTAAAAACATCGGTTCAATACAGGTTGCACAAACAGATATGACAGTTGGTAACACGCAATTAAAGGCAGGAGATCAATACACAATTACTTATGATCCAAATGCAAATGGTGGTTATTCAGTCACTAATTTAGGTACGTCTGCTTTAACTGAAGAACAACAAGCAACACTTGAAAGTAAAACTGAATTAGACCTTGCAGATAGACTTGCAGATAGAAAGATAGCAACAGACTTATCTAAAGACTTATTTAAGCAATATGACTCTCTTGATAAACAAGCAGCAAGCCTTCAAGAGATTAGAAATTTAATTGCTAATGAAGGGGCGATCACAGGCCCGATACGATCTAGATTGCCAACTTTTGATGCTGCAACGCAGTCACTGCGAACTATTGCAAATCAGCTTGGTATCCAAATTATTAATTCAGCTACATTTGGCGCATTAAGTGCAACAGAATTGCGTTTAGCATTGGAAACAGGATTTCCACAAAACTTAGGCCCTGAAGCGGCTGTTGAGTACATTGATAAAAAACTAGCAGCACAAGCTAAATTGCGAAGTGAGTTGTTAAAGAAAGTTAATAAACTGCAAAGAATGCCGTTTTCGAAATATACATCGGAGCTACAAGATGAGTTAGAGCAAGAGTCGATGGTAGCAATGCCACCTAAAAACAATCAAAAATTGAACGCGGCTGCACTTGCACAAGGAGTCACAGTAGCAGAGCTTTGGGCAGATATGAATACCGCGCAAAGACAAGCATTTATAGGTAATTAAGATGACTGACCAACAAGATAGAATTCTTGAAGAAGTTATAGCCAAACGAAATAAAAAAAATGAACCTGTTGTAGAGCAACCAGAAGGTTCTTTTTTAGGTAATTTGACTCGAACCACATTAGGTCAAGGATTACTGCTTGGCTTCGGTGATGAACTTGAGGCTGGCTTTAGAGCAGCAGCGTCAAAATTAACAAATGATCCTCAAACGTACAAAGAAATTAGAGATGGTGTGCGTGAGCAAATAAAACAATTCCAAGCGCGCAACCCTGGAACAGCAATTACCAGTGAAATTGTCGGTGGTTTGATACCTACTGCAGCGATGCTTGTTGCAACACCCTTTACAGGGGGATCAAGTGGCGCAGGGGTAGCGGCTAACACAGGTCGCATGATGGCAGGTGCAAAAAGAGCATTAAATGCAGCGCCAGTGAGTGGAGGTGCGGCTCTTGGTTACTCAGAATCTGATGACTTGGGTGGGTTAGCCTCTGACACAATTATTGGTGGTTTAGCAGGTGTTGTTGGCGCTGAAGGGTTACGGCAAGCAGCAAAAATAGCAGGTGGAAGTTACACAAAATTTAATACTTTTATCAGGAATAAGTATGGGAATGAGTATGTTGGTCCTGTTTCTGAATACCTCAATAAACTACGGCAACGTACCGGAAAAAGTGTAGAAGAGACCATCAAAGATATTGAAGATGGTGGTGTCATGGCTGAAGATGATGCTTTGGTTGCAAGTTTGCGTTCTATCGCAGCCGAGGGCGGTGAGGCATCTGGAGACATTAAAAGGGCTGCAAGTGCGAGGGCTGATGAAACTATGCAGATTGCAGAACAATCTGTCAAAGATGCGTTAGCACCAGATATCGAAGATGCTAATGTGTTACGTGTTCTTGGAAGGGAAAGTGACAATCTCAGAGCATCGCAGGGCGCAAGATACGAGTCCATTTACAGTGATGCAGGACCAATACCAAAATCATTAAGTGATCGCATTGTAGGCATGATGCGTGTCAATCCTGATGTTAGAAAAATGTTTACAGAAGACTTTATGTCGGAACGATTAACTAACCCAGGACTAAAACCATTATTTAGAATGGTGCAAAAAGAAGATGGCTCAGAAACAATGGAGCTACTGCGGCCAATCACGTTAAAAGATGCAGAGGACTTTAGACGTAACTTGCAAGAAACAGCAAGTATGATTTTTGATTCACCAAACAAAAGAAATGCGCCAGGTTTTAACTACATTGAAGCTGAAAAAACTATTAGGTCTTTAGTTGATAGGGCTAGTCCTGCCTTGAAAAATGTACGAAGTGATTTTGCAACACGTGAGTCTATTGATGCAGCAATTAAGAAAGGCAGACAGATGGCTGGCAAAAGTCCTGATGAGATAGCAGTCGCAATGGACGGTATGACAGAAGAGGAATTGAAAGGCTTTAGGGCTGGTATGCAAATCACTATACGTAAAAAGATGTTGGACAGGGGTGGTACATTTAGCGCGAGCGCTGGTGGACTTGAGGTATCAAACAGAACACCTAACCAAGTCATGCAAACAATTTTGCCTGAAGATCAAGCTGACAATGTAATAGGTGACTTAGCAAGGGCAGGCCGTGCAGCGCAAAACAATGTGAAAGTTAAACCTGCAGGTGCTGCAATCACGCAGTTTACAGAGGCCGCAGGAGGTGAGCGAAGTGCTGTGGGAGCAGCGGCAAATGCAAGTCGTGCCGCACAGGGTGATCTTTTTGCTGCAGCTAATTTAGTAACAGATTTAATATCAACAAAACAATTAGGTTTAGATGATCGACAAACACAAAAGGTTGTTGAGATACTGTTTTCAAGAGACCCAGACTTAGTACGATCTGCACTTACTGACACCACTAAAATGGGTGAGTTAAATCGCAAAATTAGTCAGGTCGCACAGGCTGTTGTGCAATTGGGTGACAATGTTGCAAAACGTCAAGCACCAGGTCTTATTAACAACTTAGGCCAGTAACCACAATAATTTACTTATAACCGTCTTAACTGGCGGTATTTCTCGTGGAAAAAATATATGGAACTCAAAAAGCTTACTGAAGACGATATCAAGTCAATTGCAGCAGATGCCGTAGAAAACGCGGAGGATTTTGTTAATTCTGAAATCGTATCTGATCGACTAAAAGCACAACGATACTACGATGGAGAGGTAGATATCGGTGAGGAGGATGGTCGCTCACAGGTCGTATCGACCAAGATAAGAGACAAGATTCGGGCCATAAAGCCAAGCCTTATGCGCGTATTTTTAAGCACTGACAAGCCTGTAGAGTTCGCCCCAATGGGACGAGAGGACGCACAGTTTGCAGAGCAAGCTACAAAGTATGTCAATTACAAGTTTAATCAATTGCATGGCTATAGCGTTCTATCGGATGTGTTTTCAGACTCATTGCTAAAGAAGTGTGGTGTTGTTAAGTGCTATTGGAATATAGAGAAAGAAAGCGAGACATTTGACCACCAAGACCTGCCTGATGAAGAGTTCTCGATGATTGTCAATGATCCTCGTGTTGAGGTGATTGAGCATACTGAGACTGTCGAGATAGAGATAGATCAGATGGGTATGGAGATGCAACGCACAAGCCATAACGTCAAGGTATCAGTTACTGAAGAATACGGTGATTTAGTTATCGAATCTGTCCCCCCAGAGGAGTTCTTTATCTCATCAGATGCTACAGGTTTAGATGATGCTTACGCTGTTGTTCACAAGCGAGAAATGCGAGTAGGTGACCTGGTTGCAATGGGCTATGACTTTGAGGTTGTCTCTGAGCTAACAGGTGATGATACGGACAACTTTGCTGATGAAGAGAGATTTGAGCGTCAGAACTTTAGCTTTGATGATGATGAGCAACCCCTAGACCCAACCATGCGTAAGGTCATTGTATCTGAGGTCTACATGAAGATTGATGCAGATGGTACTGGTGTACCTGTTATGCACAAGATACTCCTTGGTGGTAGCGGTGATGAGTTGTTAGACGTTGAGCCTTGGGGTGATCTTCCCTTTGCCTTGTTTCAGCACGACCCAGAACCGCATACTTGGGTTGGGAATTCACTTGCAGATATTCTCTTTCAAGAGCAAGACGCAGCTACAGCAATGCTCCGTGGGGTCCTTGATAACGTGGCACTAACCAACAATCCTCGAACAGAAATTGTTGAGGGTATGGTTAATATCGATGACTTCCTAAACAACGAAATTGGTGGTGTTGTTCGGACAAAAGCTGGCGGTTCTGTGCAACCTTTGACCGTACCATTTGTAGCAGGTCAAACTTTGTCTGCTGTTGAGTATTTTGACAACCAAATTGACCATAAAACAGGCGTATCTGCCGCATCTTCAGGTCTTGATCCCAATGCACTTAGAAACACCACAGCAACGGCTGTTAATGCCACCGTACAGGGCGCTGCAAGTCAAATAGAGGTAATGGCAAGGAATCTAGCTGAAGGCGGTGTATCGCAGTTATTTAAGCTAATGATGAAGTTGACCATTGAGAACTGTGACAAGACAGAAATGATGGCAATTGCTGGTAGTGACTATATGCCTGTTGACCCACGATCTTGGAACAAGGAGATGGATGTTACGGTCAATGTTGGCCTTGGAACTGGCAGAGAGGGTGAGCGTTTAGCAGCCCTACAGCAAGCACTTGATATGCAGGTTCAGATATTTAGTAACTATGGCATAAACAATGGTCTCGTAGGCATGACAGAGATACGCAACACCCTAGCCGATATGTTGGCCCTGGGTGGTCTTAGAAACATTAATCGTTACTTCAAGCCAATGTCGATGGAGCAAGAGATGATGCTCCAGCAGCAGGCACAAGCGCAAGAAGGTCAGGAGCCTATGGATCAGGCGGCTGCCTATCTGCAGGCAGAGCAACTTAAAGCGCAAGCAAAGTCTCAGACGGACATGGCAAAACTACAAATTGACGCACAAAAGGCACTTGCAAAAGATGATCGAGAGCGTGATCAGATGGACCAAGATTTGCTTGTTAAGGCGGCAGAGATATACGGCAAGTACCAGACCAGTGTTGATGTAGCAGGGGTCAAGCAGGCACAAGCGATGCCTAGATACCCAGCGGCCTCACCTGTCCAAGCTGTTACTGGCGGTAGATTTTGAATATAAAAGAGAAGGCTCAACGGTACGACCGTTTATCAAAGGATGATGTATTTATTGAGCTTTTACAGGATGTCAGGGATGACGCAGTAAGCGTATTTCTGGAGCAGTCTCGTGATGACGAGGCGATTCACATGGCGCGCAATTTAATTGATGCGCTTAATACAATCGAGACCAAGATCAACACCATAAAAATGGCCGATCTTGTCGATGACAAAAGGAAAACAGCACCGTGGAAACGACTGAAAACAATCTAGATGGCAGCATTGAATCTGCTGCAGAAGCACTCCTAACGCCAACCGAAACCGAAAAAGAACCAGAAGTTGTTAAAGAGGCTCCAGCTGAAGAGGCTGAAGTTGAAGAGACAGTTGAAGAGGAAGAAGAGGTAGAGGAGCAAGAGGAGTCCGAAGAAGACGAAAACGAAGACGAAATTAACCAGGACACTGAAAACGAAGACGATGCCGTTCAGTCGGAACAGTCTTTTACTGTCAAAATTGATGGTGAGGAAAAGGCTGTAACCCTAGAAGAACTCAAGCAAGGCTTTTCGGGCCAGAAATATGTCCAAAAGGGAATGCAAGAAAACGCCCAGATGCGTAAGCAGACTGAGGAAGTTTATAACGCCCTTTTGCAATCTCGTCAGCAGGTAACTGATTTATTTCAGAAACTGCAAAATGGAGGCGCTGCTCGTCAGCCTGTCAAACCAGACCTAGCAATGCTAGACACCGATCCAATCGGGTATGTTGAGGCAAATGCTCGTTATGAGAATGATATGGCGGCCTATCAAACTGAGATGCAGCAATTTCAACGTATTCAGAATGAACAGCTACACGCGCAGAATTTAGCACTAGAGGCGCACCGATCGCAGGAAATGTCCAAGCTATTAGAAATCATGCCTGATTTGAAAGACCCTGATAAGGGTAAGGTTATGAGAGAGCAGATGTTGGCGGTTGGAACCGAGTACGGTTATAGCGGAGAGGAAATCTCTGCCATTGTTGACCATAGAGCTATCCGAGTTCTGGAGGATGCTAGAAAGTATCGTGAAATCGTAGCTGGGAAGTCTAAGGCCGTTGAGAAAGCGACTCAAAAAAAGAGAACGCAACCACTTAAAGCAGGCTCGAAAAAGGCCAGTTCACAGGCTAAAGAGTTGAAGACTAAACAAAACCGATTGAAACAAACTGGCTCAATTGATGATGCTGTTGCACTGATATTGGGTAACTAATTTATACTTGAGGATTTTAAAATGGCACAGCCAAGTAATACTTTTGACAGCTATGATGGGGCTAATTCCATCCGCGAGGACCTTTCAGGCGTTATTGAAAGCGTGTCCCCAGAAGAGACTCCTTTTTACTCAGCTTGTAAGAAGACCAAAGCAACCAACACTTACCATGAGTGGCAGACTGACGCTCTACGCGCTGCTGGAGCAAATGCTCACATTGAAGGTGATGCAACAACTGCTGAAGCACGTACTGCAACTACTCGTCTTGGTAACTACACGCAAATCTTTAAAAATGCTGTAGTGGTTCCTGATACAGATGCTGGCTTGACTAAAGCAGGTAAAAATTCTGAGATGGCGTACCAAATCATAAAGGTCGCTAAAGAGCAAAAGCTCGATATAGAATTAAGTCTGTTCGCTAACAACGCACAAGTAGCTGGTAATGCTACTACTGCTAGAGAGCTTGCTGGTGTCCCAACTTGGATGACTACTAATGACAGCTTTGCTTCTGGCGATTCTGGTGCTGCTCCTAACGGTACTGGATCAAATGCACGTACAGATGATGGCACACCAAGAGCTTTCACTCAGGCGTTGTTTGATTCCATGATGCAGTCAATTTGGACTGCTGGTGGTAACCCAGACACTGTATACCTCTCGCCTTTCCAAATGAACGTAGCTCTAGGCTTTACTGGTAACAACAACCAGCGTTCACAGGTACAGGCTGGTGATCAGAAAGTTGTTAAGTCATTGGACGTTTACATTACACCTTGGGGTACGGTTGAATTCCAGCCAAGCCGATTGATTCGTGGCCGTGATGTATTTATCTGCCAGAACGATATGTGGAATGTTGCTATGCTACGTCCAACTAAGAACGTAGAACTTGCGAAAACTGGAGATAATTCTAGTAGACAAGTAACAACAGAACTGACTCTTGTTTCTAAGAATGAGGCAGCGTCAGGAATCATCTGTGATTTAACTACTTCTTAATCGTTGTAACTAAAGCCTCACCCTCGCAAGGGGGTGGGGTTTTTTATTGGAGTTTTTATGGCAACACCACGCAAAGGCAAGGCAAAGGTAAAGGTAACGGCATCAGGTAAAAAGGTGTCATACGGTCAGGCTGGCAAAGCAAAGGGTGGTGGCGCAAGAGTAAAACCTGGTACTTCAAAGGGCGATAGTTATTGCGCTCGAAGTTTAGGTATCAAAAAGCGTTTGCCAAAGTCAAAACAGAACGATCCCAACACACCAAATAATTTAAGTCGTAAGCGTTGGAAATGCGCTGGGGCGAAATCGCGGAGAAAATAAGCCATGGCAAAGGGCGTTAATCATTACAGCAGAGATGGCACTGTGCATCGTGGTGGTGTTCACAAGATGGCAAATGGAGATATCCATACTGGCGCAAGACACACTGCAAAAAGCAAAAAACTTTTTCATTTTTCTGAGTTATCAAAAACAGCGCAGACAAAAGCACGTAAGTCGCGCACTACTACAAAAAGGAGATAGTAATGGCTAAAGGTCTCTATGCCAATATCCATGCAAAACGCAAAAGAATTCAGAAGCAGAAAGCTACTGGTAAAAGGTAGAGAAGATGCGTAAGCCTGGCACAAAGGGCGCTCCTACCGCGAAAGCATTTAAACAATCTAAAAAAACTGCAAAGAGGAAATAGTTATGCCAAACGTAGCTGGAAAAAAATATTCGTACACCACAAAGGGCAAAGCTGCCGCTAAGAAAGCTAAATCTGCAATGAAAAAGAAAAGGAAAAAGTAATGCTTATAAAAGAGACGATCACCCCTACTGAAAAGGGAATCGATATTAAAAAGACGTATGACAACAACGTCTATATTGAAGAGGCCAAGCAGATTCGTGATCAAGGTCTTGGTCAAACTGGTGAGAACCGTTTAGTAGGTCGTTTACCTGTACATTTGGTATCGCAGTGGATCAAGGAAGCAGGTATCTCATGGTCTGACAAAGCAGCTACACAGGACCTTATACGCAGAAAAATGCTATCAGGTGAGTTTGATAAGTTTAGAGTTTGGAAAGGAACTTATTAATGGCATCTAACAAGGATTCTTTGTCAGTACACGAAGAAATATGCGCTTTGCGCTATGAACAAATACAGGCACGGCTAGATTCTGGTGCTGCTAAATTCGAAAAAATGGAGCGCATTATTTTTGGTATTTATCCATTCATTCTTGCGGCTGTGGCGATTGGTAAGTGGCTATAACATGGAAGAGTATAAGTATTTCAAAATAGAAGATTTTGATTGTCAGGCAAGCGGTAACAACGAGATGGACCCTGCCTTTATTCATAAATTAGATCAACTACGAGCTGCTTGTGGCTTCCCTTTTATCATTACCAGCGGATACCGCGATCCAGACCTACATCCAATCGAGGCTGCAAAGCAAAAAAAGCCTGGGGGAAAGCCAGGACAACATAGCTACGGCATTGCTGCAGACATCATGGTAAATGGTGGGTCTCAGAGAATGACAATTGTCAAACACGCTGCCGCACTTGGATTCACAGGTATCGGCATTCACAAACAATTTATACACGTAGACACACGCAAATCAACCCCCATGCTTTGGGGATATTAGGAGAAAGAAATGAACGAAAAAGGATTGTTATTGCCTAGCTGGGCTATCCCACTGTGTATATCAGCAATAATTGGATTTGGGTCATATCAGGTGGCAATAGCTGAAGCTGCAAATACCAAACTGACAGTAAAAGAACTGAAAGCTAAAGTTACTGAGGTAGCTAACGAGGCAGCCGACACCGGAATTATAGCAGAAGTGAATAGCGCAAAAATTGCAGCTGTGGTTAAGGCCATTGAAAAAAACAGCGAAACCAATGAAAGAACTGCTGAATCACTAGACAAGCTAATCATTTTATTGATGCAACAAAACGCAGACTAATGAAACAGATAGCATTCGCACTTGTTTTTTTTATGCAAGATGGGAGTGTTGATGAGTCATTAACTAGGTTGTATGCCAAAAAACACAATTGTATTTATATGTGTCAAGAGTTGTCTAAATCATCCATTAACTACAAACCGATAAAGTGTACTTGTGAGGTACGTTTTGTCGATGCAAAGACGGTTCTAATCAGATGAGAATCTTGGTTTTTGCATTAATGGTCGAAACCTTGAACGCAGGTGTGGTAGTTGAAACAGAAAATTTTGGCCTGTTCAGGGACATACACCGCTGTACGTATTTTTCTAAGGCGATATCGACTCAAAGCGAGGGTCTTTGGGAAATTCCTATACGCAGCTACTGCAAACCTCAATGGGAGCCTAGAGACACAAAGAAAGAGATTTTTTAAATGAATGTATCAATGCAAGATTGGGAATGGTTTAGCGACACCTGGAAGGGTTTATTTTTAGCGCTTATACCTTTTTGTGTCGCAATGTATGTTTTAATTTTTAGGTAAACTTATGTTACAAAATTTGATAGGACCAATCGCTAATCTTGCTGGTACGTTTTTAAAAAACAAGCAAGAAGAAAAACAAGCTAAACACCAAGCTAAAATGAGCGTTATTCAGAGCGATGCCAACTGGGAATCTAAGATGGCAGAAGCCTCTGGTAGTAGCTGGAAAGATGAGTATCTAGTATTGCTCCTAACAAGCCCTGTAGTGGCTATTATGTTCGGGGCGATGACTGACCAGCCTGAGATCATAGAACGCGTGAAATCGGGCTTAGAAACGCTAGAAATGCTGCCTGATTGGCTGTCCTACTTATTGTACGTAGCAGTCACCGCATCATTTGGTGTCAAGGGTGCTGACAAGATAATGAAGATGCGTAACAAATAAGTAAAATCTGCATACATTGGACTTCTAAGTAATTGATACATAAAGGCGAAAAACTTCTAATTGCATACATTAAAACGCTATAACTCATTGATTTATATCATTAATAGTGATGGCTTTTAACCAATTGGTCGCGCGTTCGAGTCGCGCACGGCCCACCATTTTTACTGACATCTCAGCGATAGTACCTACTAACCTATCACCCTCTGCATACATTCCTGCATACATTAAACAGCTATTCTGGCGTATTTACACGCGGAATTGACTTGTCATATATGTCTAACATACGCCTTGATTTATGGCCTGTTGCCTCTAGCTTTTGATCTGCCGTACCTTGGGTATCGGTTGTGCCTCTTCTCTTCATATCATGTAGCCCAAACCATTGCTCTTTTGTCATCAATTCTTCATCAATTGCATTGTTTAAAAAACGTCTCCAAACGGTTTGCCATCCACTAAGAGTAATTTGTTCTCCAGAGTTGTTGACTAGCAAATAACGGTCTTCTGGTTTCATTGGGTAAGGTCGGGATTTTTTGGCCCATATTGCATCACGATCAGCGATACATTGGTCAACAACAAATCGTAAGCGTGGTGTCCACCTGGTTATGTTGGTACGAGAACCCTTTGCTCTTTCGCACAGCAGCCCATCTTCTAAAATGTGAGCATCAGTCAGGTGTCTTGCCTCAATACCCCTTAAACGGTTCAAATAGGTCAATTCAAGGCTTTTCCATATAGCGTGAGGCACTGAGCCTTTTGTATGCGCTCTTCGTTTAGCGCCATCTAAGGCAAATCCTGTAAGGGTTGCAACCAATACACGATCTGGCAGTCGTTGTTTTGGTGTTAGTTTGGCAAGCTCAACTGTCGTAGCAGGGTTAGTATCCATGTATCCACGATTAACACCCCAATTAAAAAGCCGTGAAAGATTTTGTTTAGCTCGATGAGATGTTGTCGTTCCATTGTTCTCATCAATCCTGTCGATAATTTTTTGAACTAACTGCGGCCTCCACTGGTGACGATTTGTCAGTGGCAGCATAATTGCTTTGTTAGTTGATGGTATTTTGCTGATGATTTTGTGTGTGTTTTCGTGGCTTTTTTGGGATGACTTGCTCAGTTTTGACCACTGAGGTGAGTCTTTAAACTTATCTACTAGCCATTTGAATGACAATGTATCAGTGTCAGGCTCTTTGATGGCATCCCAAAGTTCTGCCATCGTTGCATCTTGACCAGCGATTCTGCGCGTTTTCCGTTTGTCATTCTCAAAGAATGAGACATACCAAAAATTACTACGACTATTAAAATAACACCCTGTAGGAATTTTATTAACGTCAATTCCAGGTGGATATTTTTTAGAGCGTAGGCGTTTATTTGTCATGCAATATCGACATAATTATTATTGTTGTCTGATGGTATACCAGCTTTTTCTATCAGTCCAATGGTAGTCCATGTTCCTTTTTTGCCAACAAAACACTGTATGCCCTGATTTCTCAGACACTTTAAAATGTCAGGTGTACGTTTATAGCCAGTGATAGCCTTTAACGCGTCGTGACTTACTACTTGATTGCTCATTGCTCTTCCTTTAGTTTTTTGGTTCTAAAAAATCCTTCATGTTGTTTGTTTTTTGCGTGAAACAGACGGGCGTAGTAGGCGATAAAATCATTACTAATTTTGAAATCATCACCCGATGTTTCCATCGCCACTTCCCAACGAATTCTGTTGACGATCAGCCATGCACTTAAATGCGTATGGCCTTGTCGGATTGCATCTAACGCAAACCTCTCAAACATATCGTAAACGTGGGGGTTAGCCTTATGCCAACCCCACCATTTAAGTTTTGTCTCAGAATGGAATGTCATCGAACGTAGGCTCTGGTGCAGGTTTTGCTTTTACTGCAGGTTCTGGAGAAAATAATTGGTCTGATATTTCTTTTGCAGGGCTTTTTTGTGGTGGAGCCTCTTTGACAATTGTCACGCCCTCACTCCAAAATGCTTTCACATTTCCAACATAAGGCATCTTGATACCTGCATCACGCTCTTCTGAAGTTGTGCTTTGCTGTATGCCGCCATGTTGCCCATATTGATCGGGCTCCTCTGGACTTATAAAACAGGTTAGGTCAATGTACTCTGCGCCATTTTGTGACTTATAGGCACGACTCCTATCTATCTTGCTCAGATCGACTTTAAAATTAACTGCAACTTTCATGCTCTTACTCCTCGTTTTTCTCTACACTTTTTAAAAAATAAATCTGCATCAAAAACAGCTTTATCGCTAAACAAATTCATAAACACATCTGCTCCACGTAACTCAGCCATTTCTACCTCTTGTATTTCCAGCTCTTTCCGCAACTTAGCTAACCTGGAAACTGTTGCCAGATATTGCTTTCCATCGTGTTGCATTAATCCTTTCTCTTCCTGATCTAACAGGTAACTTCCCATCTTGCTCATTCTGATAATCCTTTGTCTTTATCTACAGATGGTCTTCTTGGAAACTCATCACTTTTAATGACGGCTCTCTCCTTAGTGCTAAAAATCCCACCTTTGGTTGGTGCTTTCCAAAGCAAGTCTTGTATGTCAGAAGTGAGCGTTGACCATTCTTCACTTGCTCCTTCAAGATCGTTTAAGTAAATGTATTTTTTTATAGCGTGTATTGTTGGAAAACAAGCGCGTACACAATCGTTGTAATGAATAAAAGAAGCGGTAGCGTCTAACACGTTTTGTTGGATGATGGCATTTGATACTTCATTAGCTGAAGCGTACTCTGTACCTGCAAAGCCTACGGCTGCAAGCGCACGACCAATTGATGAGGTTTCACAGTTCTCTACCGCGGAAGTCTTGTTAATATTGCTGCTACCGCGTACCTCCTCTGCATATCCAGTGCCACGAACACGACCATCACTATCTTTAATGGTGGCCTTGATCACAACATTTGTCCCATCTGCTACAAGGTCGGTTTCAATTGACCAGTTTTTGTGTTGGTCAGATGCAAGAAATTCATTAACCCTGAGTGCTACAGTCTTGTAATCATTCTTGCCAATTTTAACGATGCCATCACTCATATCCAGTACCCCATTACTAATGATCCAAGTATTAAAGATGCTGTAGTTACTAAAAAGATAACGCGTTCACGATGAGCGTTTTGCTCCACACGCTTAAAAGCAAGGTAACGATTAGCTCGTGCTTGTCTTTTATGGAATTCATAACACGCTAGATACTTATTCATGGCGTATCCTCCAAATGCGCTCGGCATAATCAAGCATATGGGATTGCACAAAACGCCCTAAGTCCTCGTGCTTTTGTTGCGCGATCATATCTAAGATGTCAGCTTTGAAATCTAATTCAGCAACTCTGTTTCTTGAATGATCCGAATGGTATTGCACACCATCTGCGCTAAATGCTTCCCAAAAAATGATGTCGCACTCTAAGGTCTCAAACAGCTCATGTAGCTCTGGATGTTTTTCATCGCCATCACAATCATCTGGCGCTGCAGTCCTAGCTGGGTCTTCATACTGAATGCTTGGGTTATACATAGCTAACTCCCTTTTTACCGTGGTTAATGTATCTGTTTTGTGGTTGTTTTAACGTAGTTTAACCACATTTTGTGGAGATTGCAAAGGATTTTATGCAAAAGTTTGCAGTTGTAACCCTTTACATTAGCTTAAATATCTGTTTTTATAGTAAACCGGCAGACGATAATGATAATAGATTGCACCCAAAAAAATCATTTTGTGGTGATGGCGAAGGAATGTGAAATGAAAGATAGCGATATCGAATTGTTGGTGGAAATTAAAAAACTAAATGACCAAGAGTTAAATATTGCAATCGATTTTTTTAATGGTGTTTTAGAAGAGCTTTTAAAATCGAAGTCGCTTGAGAAACGTCAGAATCTGACAAACGCGATACCTGCTGCATAAGTAAATATAACTCTTTTTGCTTTTCTGATAAATCTTGATTTTCTATAAGTGCTTCTGAGGCAGTTGTTTCTAGCCCCAACAGATAAGCAGTTGAAACATTGAGAGCTTCTGCCAAAATTTTTGCCTGCTCAACTTTTAATATACGCAAGCCTGCCTCGTAATTTGCAATACGCGATGTCGAGAGTTTTCCTTTTGTTTTTTCCGAAAGTCCTGCCAGGGTAAGTCCAGCAGTCTCACGCAATGTTTTTAGCCGTAAATGGGCAATGCTCATACTAATTATTTATCGACGTAGTTAATTATTACAATGAGGATTGTAACCACAGTTAGTGGCTCAGGCAACCATTTTATCAATTAAATAAATAACCATTCAGTCGTGCATAGCTTAATAATCACAAAATGAGGAAAAATATTTATACTTTTATGTATACATTATACACATTATGTGGTTAGATAGCTTAAACACATGGAGGTGAAGCGTTGAATCCTAGCAATGGAAAGACAAAATTTCAAACATATCTATCACACCTGGGCGATAACGAAGCTTCTAAAGTATTAGATATTCCAGAACGTAGTGTCAAAGCCTATCGGTTAGGGGAAAGAGCCCCTAAATTACAGGCCATACCAGCAATTGTAAGTGCTGCAGATGGTTGTCTTTCTTATGCGTGTTTCTTTGAGTCTTCCCATGAATAGGGATTTTAAAGGTGTATGGATACCGCGTCATATTTGGTGTGATACAACTTTGAATTGGACGCACAAGCTACTGCTCGTTGAAATCGATTCGCTTGACACCTTAGACCACTGTTTTGCCTCGAACAAATACTTCGCTGAGTTTCTAGGCTTATCAAAAAGTCGTGTTTCAGAGGTAATCTCTGAGTTAGAAAAGCTCGGTTACATAAAAGTTCTACTCAAATACAAAGGAAAAAGTGTCGAAAAGCGAATTATTACGCTTACAAACAAGGTGGTCGGTTTACCGAATAGGGGTGGTCAGGAAACCGAAGGGGGGTATTCGGAAAACGGTGAGGATATCAATACAAATATAAATATAAATAATAAGAAATTTATTGTCCCGACCATTGCAGAGGTTGAGGCATACAAGATCGAAGTCAACGCAGAGTGTTCACCCATTAAATTTATGAATTATCACCAATCACGAGGTTGGAAGGTCGGTCGTGGATCGATGAAATGTTGGAAGTCGGCATTTAGGACTTGGGAAATGAACCACCACGAATTTAAAAAGGAGAAGGCAAATGGACGTACAGGCAGTAGTAAAGCAACTCAAAACTACCTCGACATCAACGCCCAATTCTGAATCGCCACGATCAGATAAGGAGCGTCAGGCAACTAACTACTTGTTTGGTTTGCTGGCTGTTGTGTTTGGTACTAAAAAAATGAACGTGACATTCCCAGATGAGATGCTCGTTGCGGCAAAACGAATGTACGCACCGCAGATAGTGAGATATACAAGAGATGAGATAGACAAGGGCATTGAGTTTGTTAAACAGGAGCGTAGCAAGGGTAACCAGGACTTTGAGTGGCCGAATATCGACAGGATTATCGGCACGATACGTGAGGCAAGCCGTTTACGTGAATTACATAAGCCCTACGTGCCAGAAAAGGCGTTGTTAGGGCATGACAAGGCTGTGGCTAAAAAGGCTGGTAGGGCGGCTCTGGATACGATGAAGGAGATGTTTGCATGAACAAAATAACACGCCTAAAATTTATTGGTGAATCTAAAAAGTTTAACTCAAACCAATCCTACACTTTAAATCAGATCGCTGAGAAAACAAACACTCCGCTGTACAAGGTCCAAGCGCAGTTAAATGGCTGCACTGTGTTTGATGCAAGCGACATCACTGAAACAAAAAAAATCAAAAGCATTTACAAGCACTACCAGTGTCAGGCGCATGAAACTTCTGCAGCCTGGTTAAAAAAGGCGTTAGTTTGATGTCTGCTATTGATGCCATAGCTAGAGCTAAAGTGATCAATGCTGCAGGTGATGATGCTTATATCTGTCAGCGTCAAAACGGCACGTTGTGTGTGTTGACTAAGCAAACAAAGAATTACTGGAAAAACAGAGATGCCGACATTTTAGAAATTTGTCGTGTGACGGACATATTTTTATGAAGGCAGTAGTGAGAAAAACCAATCAATCGCTCTTTGCTGCTAACGAAGCAACAAGAAAGATTTTTGAAAAACTCCCACAACACGAAATCCTTATCGAATTTAAAAACCCAAATCAGCGCACAAACAAGCAGAACGACTCAATACACCTGTACTGCGAGAGAATCGCTACAGCGGCAAATGACGCAGGATTTGAGATGGTTTTAAGCTCACAGGTCCTAAACGCTGATGTCAGCATCCCCTGGACAAAGCAGTTAGTCAAAGATCACATCTGGCGAAAGGTGCAGCTTGCTAAATATCCAGATATTGAAAGCACTACAAAGTTACAGAAAAACCAAGTCAGCGAAATAGCAGAAATTATTACACGACATTTAGGAGAGAACAGGGGGCTAAGTATCCCCTTTCCAAGTGATGACAAATGAGAGGTGGTAACGATGGATTTATTTGCAGATGTATTTATAGGCTTATTTTACGTTAGTTTTTTAGTTGCAACAGTTATGGACTGTTATTGGACATTGAAATATGGGCATTAAACAAAAGGCAACATTTTGAATGTGGATTCTGCCAAAGAATTACCTACTGTCCTCTCATTTTGTAGCGGATATGGTGGCCTCGAAAGAGGACTTGACCTTGCCGGATTTGAACATCGAGTCATCGCTTATGTCGAGATCGAAGCCTACGCAATTGCGAACTTGGCAAACAAGATGGAAAGAGGGGAGTTATTACCAGCACCTGTTTGGTCGAATCTTAAAACCCTGCCAGTGGAGCCTTTTCGAGACAGAGTTGACCTCATTACTGGAGGCTACCCATGTCAGCCGTTTAGTGCAGCAGGGGAAAGAAAAGGAGACAAAGACCCAAGACACCTATGGCCTCACATACGGAGACACATCGAAGCAATTAGACCTGTTCGAGTCTTCTTTGAAAACGTCGAAGGACACATCAGCCTTGGACTCAGAGAAGTCATTAGCGACCTGGAAAGCCTTGGTTATAAAACAACGTGGGGAATATTCTCAGCGCGTGAAGTTGGCGCTCCGCACCAAAGAAAGCGAGTCTATATTTTGGCGAACTCCATCAGCAAGCGATGCAGAGGGGGGGCATATGAGTCCGATGGGAGGGAAATGGAAGTTGAGCGATCAGGTTCATTACAGTTACACGAATGGCCTAATCGACCTGATAAGTTACAACAAAACAGGGAAATATCGACAAGACATCAACCCGTATTTTCTAGAGAAATTGATGGGTGTGCCAATAGGGTGGACAGAATTAGGATGTTGGGAAACGGAATTGTGCCACAGACAGCCGCAAAAGCATGGACCACGCTCACCAAAAGGATTGGAGGAAGTTAATGGGCATCAAACGAGAGGCTTGTGATAAGTGGTTTAGCGATGTTATCAGACTAAAAGCTAACCATACGTGTGAGTGTTGCCATAACCAGGATAGGCAGATGCATTGCTGTCATATCTATGGGAGGGGCGCAAAATCAGTGAGGTGGTCAATTGATAACGCGCTTTGTATGTGCAGCTATTGCCACAGATACTTTACTGAAAACCCCATTGCATTCACAAATTTCTTACAAGTTTATTTAGGAAAAGGGCATATGGAAATGCTTAACGAGAAGTGGCGCGTTATTTTAAAAACTAACAAGCTGCTTAGAAAGGAGATCGCCAAACACTACAGGGAAGAGCATAAGAAAATGGTTGATGATGTTGGGTATGAGCCTGTGAGTTACAACTGATGGAAATTTTATCAATGTTAACTCCTGGATCACCACCAATCGATGGGGATACTATACGATCAACTGCGAAAAGTAGGATTTCTGCAGGTGATGTTGCCTCATGTCTCTGTCGTGTCGATAGACACACCTATCTGTATGCGCTAAGTAAATACTGTTTGGATAATAGCTCAAGGGACGAGCTAAACGCGTTGTCAGTGAAGTATGCAACAACCCGACAATACAGCAAGCAAGCAACGGAGCCAGATGATGTGGTAGAGCGCCTAGCCCTTGCATCGTTGTGTTATTCAATATCACCTAGTCGATGCTCTTACTGTGGCGGCACAGGTGAGAGAAAAGTGGACTCTAAAGTTGTTGGTTGCACAGTATGTAGTGGTTCAGGCAACTCTGATATGTCTGTAAGGAAGTTAGCAGATGTGCTTGGTGTTGGTCGGTGGAGGGCAAAAAAGGTGTGGATGCAAAGATTTCAGTCATTAGTGTCAGACTATCAGATACGAGATGATGCGCTTTATTTAGCTATTAAACAGGGCTTACAGGATTGACAAAACTAAGAATCATTAATCTTATTGCTTAGATTGTAATAAATATTTAATTGCTAAAATCGTTTGTTGTTGCACAGGGTGGTCTTGTTCTAACCTAATGATCTGCCTGTTGGTTAGACCTAGTTTTTCTGCAAGCTGTAATTGAGTTAAGCCCAACTGTTGTCGGGCTTTTTTAAATTCAATGTTAGTCATTTAAAATCTCATCCCAACAGATTCCTAACCCTACCTCTACCGTGTCTTCAAAATTTTCTTTTGCCTCTTTGATGGCATCGTGAATGTCATGGTATGGCTCATTGTCTTCTAAATTATCTTCGTTGAATATATCTTCTGCAATTTGTAACGCTGTTTCGATTGTAACTATTGGTCTGATCCATCCATTCCATCTTTGCGGATGAACATCTATTGCCGCATAAATTGGCATAGATAAATCACCGTCAATTGAAAAGTTAATTTTGTTCATTATTTTATCTCCAAAACATCTAATAATTTTTCATAAGTTTCTTGCCCACTTTCGGTCATTCTTTGAGTTTCCCAATCAAGGTCTAAAATTAAATCAATAATATTTTGTGTTTCTTTAACGCCCAACGCTTTTGCAATTTTATTTAGCTTAGTCATAATTTTTCCTTGGTTAGTGTTTTGATGTAGTAACTATATGACATTATGTCATGTAATGCAAGTATTAATCTGTGATTTTTTAAATAATCTACACGTTGTGTTGTATTACTAGCCACTTTGTGGTCAAATATTACCAAGATAGGGTTTCTGTCACTTAGCGACAAGAATTATTCTGTTTTATTCCCTTTTTTTAGGCTGCTTTTGCGGCCTTTTTTATTTGCTGACTCTGGGACTGAAAAGTACCCCAGGGCTGGATATTGATATGGCTAGACCTACGGTTATCACTAAAGAGGTACTCTCGAAACTAGACACTGCGTTCTCTATGGGATGCACTGACCTTGAGGCGTGTAATTTTGCAGATATTAGCAAGGCTGCACTATACCGCTATCAAGAGAAGCACGAGGAGTTTAGAGACCGAAAAGAGGTCCTTAAAGCCAACCCCTTTATGCTGGCACGATCAGTGTTGATTGATGCACTGCATGATGGTGATGTAAACACCGCACATAAGATGATAGACCGTAAGGAAGGGTCTAAGGTAGCGGTAGACCACAGTAGCTCAGACGGCTCTATGAAGCCAACAATGATACAGCTAATGCCTGTTAGTCCTGATGACAACAGCGACGATTAATCTGCCTGAAAAGTTATTACCAGTGTTTGCTGGTGAATGTCGTTACCGTGGGGCTTATGGAGGCCGTGGTAGCGGTAAAACAAGAACCTTTGCATTGATGACTGCGATCAAGGGATACCAGTTTGGTATGTCAGGCCAAGCAGGTCAGATACTGTGCGCTAGAGAGCATTTAAACTCATTAGATGAGTCCTCATTAGAGGAGATCAAGAGTGCTATTCGCTCTGTTGATTGGTTAGCTGACTACTACGAGGTTGGTGAGAAGTACATACGCTCAAAGGATGGCAATATTAGCTATGTCTTTGCAGGGTTAAGACGCAACCTAGATAGTATCAAATCTAAGGCAAGAATCATTATAGCGTGGGTAGATGAGGCAGAGCCTGTCTCTGAGGAGGCATGGCGTAAGCTAATACCAACGGTACGGGAAGAGGGCTCAGAGATATGGGTAACCTGGAACCCTGAGAGTGTTAGATCATCTACTAATAAGCGATTTAGAGAAGACCCACCAGAGGATTCACAGATTGTTGAGCTTAACTGGCGCGATAATCCGTGGTTTCCACAGGTACTAGACACTGAAAGGTTAGCCGATAAGAAGGTTAGACCTGATGTCTACGATCATATCTGGGAGGGCAGTTATTTAGCAGCCCATGAGGGTGCGTACTATTCGCACTTGATTGAGGAAGCAAGGCGTGATGGTCGGGTTGGTAATGTCCACCACGACCCTTTGATGGAGACTAGAGCCTACTTTGATATCGGTGGTACTGGTGCTAAGTCAGATGCTACAAGTATCTGGACGGTGCAGTTCTACAAGTCAGAGATTAGAGTATTAGGTTATTACGAGGCGCAAGGTCAGCCACTAGCGACTCACGTTGCTTGGTTGCGTGACCAGGTACAGGATATTAAGACGGTTGTGTTACCACACGATGGTCGAACACACGACAAGGTTTACTCAGTGAGTTACGAGTCAGCCCTACGCGATGCAGGCTTTAACGTCATTGTAGTGCCTAATCAGGGCAGTGGTGCTGCAGGTGCAAGGGTTGAGGCCGTTAGACGCATATTACCCTCAGTTTACTTCAACGAGCCTAATTGTAAGTCAGGTATGGAGGCGCTGTGCTGGTATCACGAGAAGAGAGATGAGGCGCGCAACATTGGGTTAGGACCTAACCATGATTGGTCATCACACGCTGCAGATGCCTTTGGAATGATGGCGGTGGTATACGAGCCACCAAATGCCTCATGGGGCAAGCCGTTACGAGTTAATTTGAAAGGTATTGTATGAGCGATAGGATGGCAGGGATATTGGAGGAGATTGGTAGATATCTCCAGAGAGAGGAGCCAATAAACCCAGAGATGATGCCACGCTCTTATATGCCTCAGTCTAACGTCATGTCATTAGCCCCTTACATGGCGAAAGGATTGATAAATGATGTTGCTCGGTATGGTAAGCAAGCATTTACAGGTGAGGTATCAGACAGAGAATTATTGCCACAGCAGCCGCTGACAGGCGATGCAAAGGCCGTTGCCGATGCGTTTGGTTCTGGTGTTGGTAAAGTATTAAATTACCAAGTGCCGACCTTACAGGGATCACGATCAGTCATGGATGACATTAACATGGTCGTAGATGCCTATCAGGATGCGAGACCAGGGATTGTTGAAGCATTGGGTGAGCCATCTGTTAATCGTGTTGAGGGTGCTGGCCTGTTGGGGTCGATGGTAATACCTGGTAGGGCAAATAAACTTCTTGATGCACCGACTGTAAACAGAGATATGGACTTGTTGCAGCGTGTTGGAGATGTAGATTCTGTTAACACAATGCGGCTGGATGTTGAACCAGGTGTTGATCTGATCCCAGAGTCGCTCGTAAAAGCGCAAGATTTAGAAGGCCGTGGCTTTGTGTCAGGTATGGCTGATACCTCCAGAGGTGATTTATCTAAAGTTGTTGCGGTAAATGATCAACCAATTGACATGGTTAGACTTGGCGGTGTTGATTACATGAGACAACCGCAGAATGCAGATAAAGGTATTTTGTGGGCATCTGATGCAGGTCAAGTATCAGGATTAACAAATGCTGCGAAAGCGGCTGAGTCATTGCCTGGTGTGTCGCGTTCCCCCGTGTACATTCCCTATGGGATGGGTGGTAAATCTACAGACTTTGCCACAATGACTGCTGATGTCATGGTTCCAATTGCAAAAGCAAATCTTAAAAAGAAAGACAAAAAGCGGTTAGATAAAAGAATTCGCCAAGGGGCTGGCAATAAAACAAACGAGTTTACACCTCAACCAGATTGGCCTGGCATTGATAGCCCAAAGGTTGATGAATGGTTAGCAAATGCTGGTGGCAACCGAAAGGCAGTGCAAAAAGCGATTGATGAGTTCAGAGATGAAGCTGGTATTAACCTATCGCAAGCTAGAGCGGCCATTGTTGACCCATCCCAACTTAATCCAAGAGTTGGTGATTTACGCACGATAGGCATTATGGATATGGTAAATGCGCCAAGACCTGGTAACCATCCATCCTACAATACCGATATTATGGGCAGTTATTTAGGTCGCTTTGGAGAGGGAGCAAACCTACTAAGTGATCTCAATCCAATGATACGAACAACGCAAGCAGATTTCAGGCAAGAAATGGCAAGGCGTGGACACAACGTAGACGCACAAAAAGTACCATCTGCTGTAGGTAAAACTATGCAGCCTGGTTTAATTGGCTCATTTGATCAAGCTACTTTAGATGAGTTAATTAAGAAAGGACTTATAGCGCCTTAATATAATTTCTTGTTCGCTTTTAGAAACACCGTCTTGGTCCAAAAGGCTTTGTAAAACACCTTCTGTCCATTCAAGAGGGTCATGGCGAATTACCTCAATCCATTCAGTAGCATTATCGGATAATTGTATATTTTCCATACTTTATTGTAACAAAATTTACGAGAAATTACATGGCAATAACAACTTACAGCGAGCTTAAAACAAGCATTGCTGACTACCTCAATCGTGCTGATTTAACGTCAATCATACCGACATTCATTGCACTAGCAGAGGCACAGATTAATCGTGATGTCAGGCACTGGTCTATGGAGAACAGGGCTACAACTAGCTTTGATGGCCAGTACGGTACGCGCCCATCTGATTGGGTAGCAACTATACGTATGCATCTAACAGGTAACGGCACAAAGGCGATGAACCTGATTAGTCAGCAGGCGATGGCAGAGAAACGTGCTAATGACAATGATACTGCTGGTACACCTATGTTCTATGCTCACTCTGAGTCACAGTTTGAGCTATACCCAACCCCAGATCAGGCAACAACAGCAGAGATACTGTATTACCAAAAGGTCCCTGCACTAAGCGATAGCAACACAACTAACTGGCTTTTGTCTTATGCGCCTGATGTCTATCTGTATGGGTCGTTAATACATTCAGCGCCTTATCTTGCAGAGGATGCTAGGACGGCTGTATTTGCACAGATGTACGGTGCATCGGTCAATCAATTAAACGAAAAGTCTGAGGAGTCAAAGACCTCTGGCAGTGGATTAAAATTACGAGTGAGAGGTTTAGGATGAGCTTTACCAATTTTTTAGAGACAGAACTACTAGATCATGTGTTTACTAACAGCGCCTATACAGCGCCAAGCGCAGTGTATCTGGGTTTATTTACTGCAGCGCCTAATGATACAGGTGGTGGTACTGAGTTATCAGGTAATGGTTATGCGCGTCAGACTATGGCGATGAGCGTATCAGGTAACACGGCAACTAACTCTGCAGCAGAAGAATTTGCAACGGCAACAGGCTCCTGGGGAACCGTTACTCATGTTGGTGTATTTGATGCATCATCTAGCGGTAACTTGTTGGCCTATGGTGCGTTGTCTGCGTCTAAAGCTATTGCAACTGGTGATGTATTCCGTATCCCAGCAGGTGATCTTGATATTACGCTAGACTAATATGTTATACGGTGTCTATCGCTACGGACAGGCTGCATTCTCTACAGCCACGTTGCACGATGGTGCATCCACCCTTGTTGCAACATCACAGGTCCAAAGCTCTGGCACACGAGTTGTACAGGGTTCTGCAACCATTGGCGCAAGTGCTGGGGTTACCTCTAGCGCGTTAAAGGTTGTCGATGCAAGTAGCACGATTAATGCAACTGCAGGCACAACAGCAAGTGCGGTAACTGTTGTTGATGCGATCTCTACGATTAGTGCAGCGACATCGCTAACATCCTCTGCTGTAACGGTTGTTGATGCGGCATCAGCCTTTGGTGCGACTGCAGGCACAACGGCCTCTGGATTACGCATTCACCAGGGGGCAAGTACCTCAAGTGCAAGCGCATCGGTTAGCACTTCAGGATTAAGAATATTACAGGGCGCATCTGCTGTATCGGCAGGCTCTAGCACACAGGTATCGGGTTCTGCATTACTTGCAGGTAGCTCTACGATCTCTGTAGGTAGCGCACAATCAACCTCTGCTTTGTTAGTTAGGCAGGGCATATCGACAATATCTGCAAGCTCATCATCTAGCATTCAGGCCACTAAAGTCGCAAATGGCGTGGCGATGCTTGGATCAACTGCACAGGTTGTTACGTTGGGTAACATCATTGCGGTAGGGGCTATGTCAAGCAGTACGGTCAGTTCGGCCACTGCAAGCGGAGTTATTTTGTGGGGCGACAGCCCTGAAGTAAGCACAGATTGGGAAAATATAGCGTCAGTATCCTCTACTTGGTCTGATTCTTCACAAGGCAGCAATAGCTGGTCAGACAGCAACGCTACATCAAACAATTGGACGAATACGTCCGACAACGAAAATTTATGGGAGGCCGCTTAAATGGCTGATACAACGACTTCAACTTACTCACTGGTAAAGCCAGAGGTTGGTGCGTCTGCGGATACGTGGGGTACTAAGCTCAACAATAACCTGGATGCAATTGATAACCTTCTTGATGGGGGTGCTGCAGTTACGGGTATGGATTTAAACAATCCTGATATTGATGGCGGTACGATTGATGGCACAGTGATTGGTGGTACGACTCAGGCTGCAATTAGCGGTACTACAGGTCAATTTAACACCTCACTAAACGTAGATGGTGGCATTGAGTTTAATTCGTTGTCAGGCACAGGCTCTGTAGCGATTACAGACATACTCGACCAAGATGATATGTCAGGTAATAGCGCAACGGCTTTAGCGACTCAGCAGTCCATTAAAGCCTATGTAGATGCACAACAGGACACGGTTGATACATTCGCAGAGGTTTTGGCCCTTGGTAACACAACAGGTGGTACAGATATTGTATTAAGTGCAGGTGACAACATAACAAACGCCTCTGGGGACCTAACAATAGACGTTGCAGGTAACATATCTCTTGATGCAGATGGTGGCAACATACTGCTTTTAGATGGAGGAACTAGATTTTCTAATATTTCTTCATCTTCAACTGATTTAGTTATACAAGCATCTGTTCAAGATAGAGATATATTTTTAAAAGGCAACGATGGCGGTAGTGTCATCACAGCCCTTACCCTTGATATGTCAGCGGCAGGTGCGGCTACGTTTAATGCAGGTGCTACGTTTGGTGGCAACGTCACAATACAAAAAGACGATGCTCTTATTTTTGTGAAGGAAACTGATGGAACTAACATAGCCGCTGTTGGTGACTTAACAGGTGCAGGTCAAGGTGGAGCGTTTTATTACAATCACGGTGGCACTGCTGTTATACAGTTAAAATCATATGAAGCATCACAAATAAATACTGGAATGATTTTTAATGAAGGTGGTGCAGACCTAGACTTCCGCGTTGAGTCTAGCGGCAACGCTAATATGCTATTTGTTGATGGTGGTAATAATCGAGTAGGTGTTGGAACTGCGTCTCCTAGTAGTCAATTCGAAGTGCAAGGTACAAATACTAATAATAAAATAAGTTCATATTTTTCTGGTTTATATATAAGTGGCTTTCAGTTTTCAGACTTAAACGGAAGCATTTTCTATGACGCAGGTACAGATGATTTAACGGTTTCCGCAGGTCATGCAAATAGCAAACTTATTTTGGCATCGGGAGGCAGTACCGCACTTACCCTTCTTGCAGACCAAAGTGCTACATTTACAGGAGCAATTACAGCCAACGCAGGTGTGGTTGTAGATAACATTACAATAGATGGCAATGAGATTGACGTAAGTTCTGGCGACCTAACACTAGACGTTGCAGGAGAAATTAATCTTGATGCAGATGGTGGAAAAGTTAGATTTAAAGATGCAGGAACTGATATTGGATTTGTTAGTTTTGCTAACACAGACTTAACTTTTTACTCTTCTGTTCAAGACAGAGATTTAATATTCCAAGGCAATAGCGGCGGAAGCGCTATCACAGCCCTTACTCTTGATATGTCAGATGGTGGAAGTGCAAGATTTGCCCATGATTTAAGTATCGTAGACAACGGTCAAATTTTATTAGGTGCAGGACTAGATGGAAGAATTAGCAGTGACGGCACGAATTTAAATATTCTTGCAAACAACGGCGACCTAACACTAGATGTTGCAGGAGACATTGTTCTTGATGCAGGTGGTGGAGAAATCGTATTAAAAGATGGTGGTACTTCTTTTGGTCAGCTTAAAGGGTCTACTTCTGACCTTATCGTACAGTCATTAGTATCTGATAAAGACATTATTTTTAAAGGCAGTGATTCAGACGGAGAATCAGTTGTTACAGCCCTCACTCTTGATATGTCAGATGCAGGTGCGGCTACGTTTAGTGGTGATGTAAGCGTACCAAACATTTCTGTAGCAGATGACATCCGACACACAGGAGACTCTGATACCTACATAAGCTTTGAAGCTAACAATCAAACTTTCTACGCAGGTGGCACACGGACGCTTGATTTAGCTTCTGGTAGCGTGGTGTTTAATGAAGGCAGTGGAGACGTAGATTTCCGCGTTGAGTCTAACGGCAACGCTAATATGTTGTTTGTAGATGGTGGTAATAATGTCGTAGGTATTGGAACTGGCGCACCTTCAGGGAGTGGTTTGCACGTTCATAACTCAAGTGCTGGTGAGCAGTATATCTCAAGCAGTAATTCTGCCTTGCGTTTCGTTTCTACAGGAGGCGCAAACTATATTCAAAGCGGAACTGCAACCTCGTCCTCTTCTGCCGCTGACCTTATTTTTACAAATGTTGGTGGCACGGGCGAAGTTTTCCGCATAGCCGCAGACGGCTCTCTATCCACCCCAACCGCAGGAAACTCTAACGTCCGTTTTGGAGCGAACGCAGGTAACAGCATTGCAAGCGGTGGTAATCAAAATACTGTTATAGGAGATGAAGCAGGTACTGCCATTACTACAGGTGATGAAAATGCGGCATTAGGCTATTCAGCGGCAAGCACAGTCTCGGAAGGTATTAAAAACACCGCACTAGGCGCTTATGCTTTGCGGTTTGATACGAAAGGCTCACAAAGTGTTGCCGTAGGCCATCAGGCTTTGGCGGCTCAGAACTTTACTTCTGTAACTACTGCTCACAACGTAGCTGTTGGTGCTAATGCAGGTGTATCAGTAACTACAGGCGTAAAAAACGCCCTCATAGGTGGTTTAACAGGTGATGCAATTACAGATGCTGACGGTAATGCGGCTATGGGTCATTCTGCATTGTCTTCAAATGTTCTTGGAAGCTACAGCGTAGCAATTGGTTTTAGAGCTTTAAATAATCAAAATCCTGTAGATGGTAGCGGAAACAACACAGCCGTTGATATGTATAACACCGCTGTTGGTACTGACGCAGGTACAGCAGTAAGCACAGGCATAGAAAACACAATCGTTGGTGCTTTAGCAGGTGATTCACTGACTGATGCTGATTTTAACGTAGCTTTAGGTGCAGGAGCTTTAGGTGCAGATACTTTAGGAAGTAGGTCAACTGCTGTTGGTTATTTATCTTTATTTAATCAAAACTTTACTTCAGCAACAAACAGCAATAACACAGCGATTGGTTACGCGGCAGGTACAGCAGTAAGCACAGGTATTAAAAACACATTTATGGGTGCGCTTGCAGGTGATGCAACTCAAACTGGGGAAGAAAATGTTGCAGTTGGTTATCAATCTTTATCAGGAATTAATGGAGATGCAAATACTGCTTGTGGTTCTTTAGCTCTTAGTACTGTTACTGGCGACTCAAATACAGGGATTGGTAGAGCCGCAGGTTTTCAAATTACATCAGGGTCTAATAATATAGCAATTGGACTTGATGCTCTAAGAACAGGGAGTCCCGGAGGCGCTCAAACTACTGCATCTAATAAGATTGGATTGGGTGATGAAAACATTACTTCTGCCCATATCCAAGTAGATTGGACAGTAGCCTCTGATGCGCGTGACAAGACAGACTTCACAGCCCTAGACCTTGGCTTGGACTTTGTTAAAGACCTAAAGCCTGTCACATACAAGTGGGATAAGCGTTCCAAGTATGGCGATAAAGAAGCTGATGGTTATGACCTTAATGCACAGACTCCAGATGGAACTCACAAAGAAAATTGGTTGGACATTGGTTTCAAGGCACAAGAAGTAGAAGCCCTTGAGATTGCCGCAGGTTACAACAAAGACAACAAAACCAACCTAGTCTCTAGCCACACTGAAGACGGCAAGCAGATGGGCTTACAGTACAGCAAGTTTGTACCAATCCTAGTCAAAGCCATCCAAGAGCAACAAGCCTTGATTGAATCATTAACCGCAAGAATAGAAACCCTAGAAGGATAAATAATTATGAGTGAAGAAAGAACCGCAGAAGAAAAAGCGCAGATGTACAGCGCAATGCTAGGAAGCGTTAGCGTCATTACAAACGCCCTAGATTCAGAAAACGATTTCTGTTCTGACATGACAGCCGAAGAAGTTAAAGAGCGTGTTATGAGAAGTTCAGGATACCTATCAGCAGGCGTAGCAATGGATGATTGGGGCAGTGAAGATATGTCCACCATCAATGCCGCCATAACAGCCGCAGAAGCGGCATAAAAAGGAGAAATAAAATGGCAGTAACTTGGACAATCACAAACATGGAATACACCAACGACTCTGACAAGGGTGTAGTACACGCCGCTTGGTCAGCTTCAGAGACTGACGGAGACCACACAGGAACAGTATCGGGCATGGAGTCCTATACGCCTGACTCTAGTGCATCTGGTTATATTGCATATGATTCGCTAACAAATGCAAAAGTAGTGTCGTGGGTAAAGGCAACACTAGGTGCTGATGAAGTCACTCGTGTAGGCGAGAAGATAGCGGCTCAGATTGCTGAGTCAAAAACCCCCTCAACAGCATGGGGAAAACCGTTTTAATTTTTAACTAAAGGAGTAGCAAAATGGGTAAAAAAGAAAAAACCCCAATTGTCATAAACGAAGTTGAATACACGCTAGAGGACATGACTGCAGAACAGCAGGTGATGGTCAACCACTGCGCTGATATTGAAAATAAGATACGCAAGATGCAATTCAATATAGATCAATTAGCAGGTGGTAAGGAGTACTGGATTACCAGGTTACAGCAGTCACTAAATGCAACACCTGAAGAAGTTGCTGCGGAGGCATAATTATGGGTATTTTTGCAAAGATATGGAATTTTTTAACAGGCAAGAAAGAGGTTAAGGAGCCTGTTAAGCAAGCAAAGCCTGCTAATGTTAAGCCAATCAAAAAGACAGCACCAAAGAAGAAAGCAGTAAAGCCTAAAGCAAGGCAAGTCAAAAAGTCTTAATCAAGACGTATTAATAAGGAACCCATTATGGCGCTTGTAGCCCTAGAATTACCTGCTGGCATCTATAACCACGGGACAGAGCTTGACGCATCTGGTCGGTGGATAGACGGCAATTTTATACGCTGGCAGAACGGCTCTGTGCGCCCTATTGGTGGGTGGACTTTACGTAAGGCGACGGCAACTGCAACTGCGCCACGAGGCATGGTTGCGTGGATTGATCACTCTGCGGTAACACATATAGCTGTTGGTACGCACAACAAACTGTATGCGCTAAACCAAGGTTCTGCGGTCCAAGACATCACACCAGTAGGCTTTACTGCTGGATCGGTTGATGCCCCTGCTAACTATGGTTTTGGTGGTTTAACTTACGGTAATGATCCCTATGGATCGCCAAGAGATGCTGCAGTACCAACACCAGCAACAACCTGGTCACTTGATACGTTTGGTCAGCACTTAGTTGCTTGCTCGTCCTCTGATGGCAAGATATATGAGTGGCAGTTAAGTACCTCTGCGGTTGCACAAGTTCTAAGTAATGCGCCAACAGGTAACAACGCAATAATGGTAACTGATGAGCGTTTTGTGTTTGCCTTGGCCTCTGGTGGCAACCCACAGAAAATTAATTGGTCTGATCGTGAAAATAACAATGTTTGGTCTGCAGCAACTACCAACCAGGCAGGTGACATAGAGTTACAGACCGCTGGTGAAATTGTGTGCGGTGTGCGATGTAAGGGCTCTGCATTGATTCTCACAACATTAGATGCTCATACTGCAACTTATGCTGGACCTCCTTATGTTTACTCATTTGAGCGAGTAGGCAGTGCTTGTGGTGTGATATCTGCAAAGTCTGCAATTGCAGTTGATCAAGGTGCTTTTTGGATGGGAACAGGTAGTTTCTTCCAATATAACGGTAACACTGTGCAAGAGATGCAGTGTGATGTCTCTGATTACGTATTCACCGATATTAACGAGGCACAACGATCAAAGGTCTGCGCGATACACAACTCGCAGTTTGGCGAGGTTTGGTGGTTCTATCCATCAAATGACTCAAACGAGAACAACAAGTATGTTGTCTATGATTACAAGGAAGGGCATTGGAATATAGGCTCCCTTGCAAGGACAACAGGAGTTGATTTAGGAGCGTTTAGATCACCCCTATGGTTTGACCCATCTGGCAACCTTTATAACCATGAATTCGGTTATACGCACGATTCTGCGCCTTATTTAGAGTCTGGTCCTATTGTTATGGGTAGTGGCGAGAACATTATGAAGGTCAACGAGATTATTCCTGATGAGAAGACCCAGGGAGAGGTCAGTTTAACCTTTAAAACACGTTTTTATCCCAACGGTGATGAGACAAGCCACGGACCGTTTACATTGGCTAATCCTACGGGTGCAAGATTCCAGGGTAGACAAGTTCGGATGCTAATTAACGGCTCAGAAATCAATAACTGGCGCGCAGGTAATATGCGGTTAAATGTTATTGAGGGTGGTAGGCGTTGAGTTCACAGTTACCACCACCGATTGGTAATGATTGGAAGGTGTGGGGCAAAAAGTTAGTTGACACGATGCAGCTAACGCAGTCGCAGCTAAAATATTTTTTAACAGGTGACTCGGCCATTAACGAGGGACTACTTCTGTGGAATAACACAGGGTATCCAGTTATATCCAAAACAAACGCCTATCGGCAAATATTATTAGAGGGTGGCTGCGGTCAGTTTTATGCAACGCAAACACAAACAGCCTCTAACGCTAACACAGCTACTGCGGTTACCTTTAACAGCGCGGCAACAGCAGATGGTCTTGCAATTGATGGTTCGGATGCGACAAAAATTAACGTCACAGAAGCCGGATTGCTAAAAGTAGACATTACAGCACAAGCAACTGCTAGCTCAAGTTATACGGGGTACTTGTGGGTAAATGTGAACGGTACAGATGGCTTTGCGGTAAAAAAATCTGTCAATGGTGATGACACGATCACTCACACAGCGCTTGTTACGGTTAGTGCTAGTCATTACCTAAAAGTTATGTATGCGGTATCAAACACAGGTTTGACGTTGCCGAACACAGCGGCATCATCGCCTATTCCAGCCATACCTGCAGTGCAAGTTGCTATTAGTCGCTGCAAACAGTAATGAACCTCAATGATGAACTTAATCGTTGCAGACCTTGGATAGAGTCAGCACTTGAGTACTCTGGCGGCACTCATTTATACGAAGACATCGTGCAGGGCATTGTCACTGGACGAATGCAGTTCTGGCCTGCAGAGAAGGGCTGTGCTGTAACAGAGATTATTGTATTCCCACGCAAAAAGATTTTTCACATTTTCCTAGCAGGCGGTGAGAAGAATCAGATAACCGACATGGATGACTCTGCGGTTGAGTTTGCACGGCAACAGGGCTGTACAGGCATGACAGTCGCAGGTCGTAGGGGTTGGGCAAGGGTTTTAAAAGAACAAGGGTGGACAGAGGCGTTCACAACACTAGCAAAGGATATTTAATATGTCAGGTGGAAAAGGCGGTAGCCAAACAACACAGGTAGAGATTCCTTCATGGATTCAGCAGCCATCAATACGGAACATGGCAAGGGCAGAGGCTCTACAAAAGGTTGGTTATCAACCATACATGGGTCCTGATGTCGCTGGATTTACTCAGCCACAGCAACAGGCAATGCAAAGCAATCTTAATGCAGCGGCTGCATTTGGTTTAGTGGACCCTGGATTAGACGCAATGGCAGGGATGCCAGAAGCAACACCGTTGACTTATGATGCTGATGGCTTACCAAGTCGGACAGGTTTACAAGGCTACTCCTCATACCCTATGTATCAAAAGGCAGTAGATGACTACGAGGCCGCTAACCCTGGTCAGGCGCGTCAATACAACAACTTATTTGTAAATCCCCAAAGTGGTCTTGGTGGTACTACTGGCACAGGCATGATGGGCGGTGGTATTAACAGTGGTGGGCAAAACAACTCAGGTGCTGGTAGTCAGACAGGTGATCCAGGTGATGTCGGTCAATTTACGGCATTTGATCCTACTAATTACTCAATATCTGATGCAAATCCATACGGTGTTAGTTTTACAGCGCAAGCACCTGATATGACAGGTTACATCACTGCTGATCAATTAGATCAACGTCTAAGTGCAATGCAACCTACTGCACCGCAAGATATGTCTGGTTTTGCAACAACTGAG